AACAGCGCCGGTTCAGCAACAGTAGTTAGAGTATTGGGATCAGGTGGTTATTCACTAAAACATCCGTTGGCAATAGTTGCTAGTGGATCATTCGGTCACAGATTAATTTCGTTTTTGCATCCAACATTTGTTGTTACAAGTGCAGATTCTGAATCACTGTTTAGACAATCAGAAGTTTTAGTAAATGACGAGGGATTCGTACTAACACTTTCAGGATCATTCTCAACAGATACATCTGCATTTACTGGTAATGCTCTTAATCAAAATTCAACAGATTTTAGTGCATCTGTTGATCCTAATAGTGATAATTTTATTGGAAATGTATTTGGCTACAATCCATATGGTACAAATGCAGTGTATAACTACGTTTGTTTTACAAATGATGCTGAATTTTTGATAGATGAATACGGTGGAGAGCCAGAAATAATAATACAAACTGGATCCGCTGCTCTTCCACAATGGGATTTTACAGATGATTATTTAGAGGCATCAACTCCTTGGATAACTTCACAAAAAATTGGTGGAAATGCAAACAATTTGTTTAAGATTCACACTTTATCACATGGCGTTCATTCAAATTATGAAATAAAAATAGGTATTGCAAATATTAAACCAGCTGGAACAATCGCAGGTTCTGAATATGGTGAATTTGATGTTGTAGTTAGATTTGTTGATCAATCAAAATTACCACAAACACCGTTCACAACACAAGATGATGATATTAGACCTAACATAGTTGAATCATTTAGATGTAATCTTGATCCAAATTCTCCTAAATTCATTTCAAGAGTAATTGGTGATAGATATGTAACGATAAATGACGAAGGAAAGGTAATAGTAAATGGTGATTACTCAAGTGCTTCTTATGTTTCAACACAAGTAGTTGCTAATGAATACAACAGAAGAATTTATTATGGATTTGATTATAGTTTTGGAACAACAGATAATTTTAATTATCTCCGTCCATTGCCTACAATAAATTATTTGACAACTGGAAGCAGTGCAGATTTTTATTTAGGAAATTATGATCAAGATATTGAAGCTAATTATCCATCTTCTACATCGCCTTATAGTGGTCCAATAGACTTATCATCAAATACATCAATAGATAGTCGTAAGTTTATGGTGCCGTTTCAAGGTGGATTTGATGGTCATAAGCCAAATCTTCAGAAGAAAACAGGTGCTTACATAACAGCCGCAAATACACAAGGAGTCAATATTACTAATGCAAATTCTCCTGGATATACATCATATAAGAAGGCACTTGATACGATTTCAAATGCTGATGAATTTGATATTAATATGATTGTAACTCCTGGTGTTTTACATTCGATACATCCATCAGTTACAAACTATGCTAAATCTGTTTGTGAAGATAGAGGTGATGCATTTTATGTGATGGATTCGTCAGAAATCAATGATAATATCAATACGATTGTATCTACCGTTGAGGCATTAGATACAAACTACGCTGCAACATATTATCCTTGGGTTAAAATACTTGATACAGATAGAAATAAACCAGTATGGGTTCCACCATCAGTAGTTCTTCCGGGTGTTATTGCATTCAATGATAGAGTTTCTGCTGAATGGTTTGCTCCTGCAGGTTTGAATAGAGGTGGTTTAACAGAAGTAATTGAAGTTAAATCAAGATTAACTCAAACAGAAAGAGACGTATTGTATGAAGGTAGAGTCAATCCGATTGCAACATTCCCATCAACAGGTGTCTGTGTTTGGGGACAAAAAACATTGCAGGGAAGACCTTCTGCTCTTGATAGAATAAATGTTCGTAGACTTTTAATTGCTGCCAAGAAGTTTATTGCTTCTTCTACAAGATACCTTGTATTTGAACAAAACACTTCACAAACTCGCGCCAGATTCTTGAATATAGTAAATCCATATTTAGAATCCATACAACAACGTCAAGGATTGTTTGCTTTCCGTGTAATCATGGACGAAAGTAACAATACACCGGACATTATAGACCGCAACATCTTGTATGGTCAATTATTCTTACAACCTACAAGAACTGCAGAATTTATAGTGTTAGATTTTAACGTACAATCAACAGGCGCTGCATTTCCTGGTGCTTAATGAAATGATGGGGAGATGAAATATTCTCCCCATATTTTTACAAATAACATATTTATATTAAAGCATTTTTATTTTTTGGAGACATAAATGGCTGAATTAGTTAGTTCTACGGAAATATTTTTTAATCCATTCGAGCCAAAGTTACAAAACAGATTCATAATGTATATTGAGGGAGTTCCTTCTTGGTTAGTAAAAGGTGCAGGAAGACCCAATATAAACTTTAATCCAATCAAACTTGATCACATAAATGTTTACCGTAAGGTAAAGGGTAAGGGAGAATGGCAGGATATTACGATAAAATTATACGATCCAGTCGTTCCATCAGGTGCTCAAGCGGTAATGGAATGGGTTCGATTGTCACATGAATCCGTTACTGGTCGTGATGGATATTCAGATTTCTACAAGAAAGATATTACATTCTTTACACTTGGTCCTGTTGGTGATAAAGTAGAAGAATGGACATTAAAAGGAGCATTTATCACAGCAACAACATTTGGTGAAATGGATTGGGCAAACGATGCTTTTGTTGAAATCTCTTTGACACTTGCATACGATTATGCTATATTACAATATTGATATTATTTTCATAAAAATATTGAAATTGATTTGAAAATATGGGTATACCAAATTTTGAAGTATACCCATATTTATATTTGTAAATTAAAACGTTTTATTATAGAAAAGTTATGAGGCAAAAGTTATGACAAAAATCCCAACTGGTTACAATTTACCAGACGGTTTAAATTCTGATATGTCTGATCAAGAAATTAAAGAAAAACTTCTTTCAGGATTTAAACAAGAAGATGTAAAAAAATCAAATTTTCCAACTGAAGTGGTTCCATTGCCGTCAAAGGGAATGATATATCCAACAGGGCATCCACTTGCCGATGGTTTTATTGAAATGAAATATATGACAGCAAAAGAAGAAGATATTTTAACATCACAAAATCTTATTAAACAAGGTATAGTGTTAGATAAATTGTTTGAGTCTTTGATTGTAACTCCTGTTAATTACAATGATATTTATAGTGGCGATAAAAATGCAATAATGGTTGCCGCTAGATTATTGGGTTATGGAAACGAATATAATGTAGAAATTGAAGATCCATTCTCTCCAGGTACAAAACAAAAAGTAACAATAGATTTATCTCAAATCGAGCACAAGGAGGTCGATTATAGCTTATTTGAGAACCGAAATAATGAATTTGATTTTGAACTGCCAAATTCAAAGAGAACCGTGACATTTAGATTAATGAATCACGGTATAGAAAAAGAAATTCAGGCAGAATTAAAGGCAAATAATAAAATGATGGTAAAAACTGGAATTGATAGGGAACTTACAACAAGACTCAAACATATTATTATTGCAGTTGATGGAGAAACCGGCCGTGCTAACATAAATAATTTTGTTGATAACGAATTATTTGCAGTAGATTCAAGGGCATTGAGAAAGTATATGAGTAAAATATCTCCCGACTTGGATATGACTTTTACATTTATATCTGATACAACGGGTGACGTAAAGGAGATTGACATCCCGATGGATGTTAGCTTTTTTTGGCCTGAATCTTGAATATAAATTAGGTTTGCATCAAGAGATATTTTCAATTTGTTATGCAGGAAAAGGTGGGTTTACATTTAACGAGGTGTATGATATGCCAATACATTTAAGAAGATACTACATACGATTACTTTCGGAACAAATTGAACGAGAAAATAAACAATTTGACGATTCTTCAAATAAAAAAATAAGTTCGCCAAATGTATCGGGAAATCCTAGATTTTAGAGGATAATTTACGGTCTACATATTTATTCATATGTAGACCTTTTTATTTCAGTTTAGTTGAACAAAATGGCAAAAGAAAATCAGACAAAAAGAAATGCTCTTCGTCAAAAACTAAAGTCTTTAGAATCAGAAATTCTGGAATTAAAGAATCAGGCATCAGCGATCAATGCCGACGATATTAATAGTTTAAAAGAACTTGAAGAAATCGAAAGAAAAAGAACTAAAAATCTAAAACAATATTATGACTATAAGAAAAAAATATCAGAATTAAATACAAAAAATGTAAAAAATCAAACGGAAGAAGAAAAAAATCAAGAACAACATTTAAAAAATGTACAAAAAAGTGAAAGTGAAATAAATGATTTAAGGACAAAATCATCAATATTAATGCGAAGTTTCAATGAAGACACACAAACTGCCGCTAAAGTTCTTGGTATAGCATCACAAGAAACAGAGAGATTATCTGGTCAAATGAAAATTTTAAAAGAAATTACATCAGAAAGTGCTGAACAAAACAATGTACTCAATCAATCTATGAAAGCAGCCGTTAATAATGCATCCAGTTTAGATTCAATATCTGTAAAAATTGCAGAAGGGATGGAAAATATAAATCAAAAGGGATATGAATTAATAGACACGTATCAAATTGAAAGGTCTTTAAAGGAGCAAAGTGCCAGATTGGATTTAAGTGCTAAAGACTTGGGTGCAAAACGATATGTTATATTAAAAAGTGAAAATGAAGAACAGATGAAAAAATTACAACACTTAAAAAAAATAAATACTTCATTGGATCAACAATCAAAAAAATCAAAAGAAATAAAAGACAACTCTATGAAAACAAGAATGGCAATGGTTGGAATGATTGCTGCTGTTCCAGGTGGTAATTTTTTAATGAATAAGTTGGGTTTAGGGGATGTTTTAACTAAATCAAAAACAATAGGACAAACAATGCGAGGTTGGGGTGCATCTTTGGCAGGATTGGCAATAGCAGCTCCATTTGCCGCGATACTTGGTATAATTAATTTAATAGTTGCTGGATTCAAATTTCTTCTTGGAACTGCATTTGAGTTAGACAAACGAATTGCAAATTTATCTAAAAATTTATTTATTTCGAGAAATGAAGCAACTGGATTAGAAAGAAAGTTTGCAAACATGGCTTTACGAATGAATTTAGTTGGTGTAAACACTGAAGAATTTGCAAAGTCACTTGAGTTTTTAACAGAAGAATATGGTGCATCGGTTGGTAGAATAATGCAAGCAAATAATACAAGTAAATGGGTAGATAATATAACACTACTTCGAGAAAAAATGTCACTGACAAATGAAGAAGCACTTAATTTTGGAAAAATATCATCTATACTTGGTGTCAATATGGGCAACCTTGCCTATCAGTCAATAAAAATATCGAAGGCTTTTTTGAATAATAGACAGATAATTAAGGCGATGGCGAATGTACCACAACTCATGGCAAATGGAATGAAAGGTGCCGTGACTGAACTTGTTAAATTTGTTGCTAAAGCAAAAATGATGGGAATTGATCTTAAAGGTTTTGCTGATGCATTAGAAGGAACATTAGATATTGAATCATCATTAGAAAAACAATTTACAGCAGAAACTATAACAGGCATTCATTTTAAAAACATGGATGCAATTCGTCTTGCCACAAATTCAATGCAATATGACAAAGCATTTGATATGTTAATGTCTAATGTTGGTAATATAAAAAGTCTTGCTGATATGCCTGGTGGTTTGATAGGTGTAAAAAGTATAGCAGAT